TAGAAAAAAATCAATGGAAATAGAGATAGGATGGGGTAAATATTATGGTCCTATGGTTGAAAGGGGAACAGTCAAGATGAGAAGTAGTCATCCTCATTTAGTTCCTTTATGGGATAGAAATTCAAAAAGATATATAGATAGTTTTAAAAAAAGAAACAACTTATAGAAACTAGGAGGTAGAAAGATGTCACAAAAAGAAAAAAGACCATCGGTCAAAGAATCGGTTGGTGGGTTGAGATATTGTTTTGCTACAACAAATGAAGTAGATCCTCAAATTTTCTCGGGTAAATATGAGGAGGAGGTTGCTGTTTCAAACGTTGTTAAAAGCATCAAACGTACCGAAAACGGAGATACGACACCGGTATACGCATCTGGAAGAGATTATGATACAGTTTCTGATACTTCATCCGTTGATAGTGAAGTGGAAGTGGTTGCATTTGATCCTACTGATTTAGCAAAAATGCGAGGAGATGAAATTACAGAAAGTGGATTGATTTTAAAAGGTGGTTCGAGCGAACGACCATTTTTTGCATTCGGTCAAACTGTTTTCTATCGCCAAAACAGAAAAAAATTCAGATGGTATCCAAAATGCAAATTAACAGCTGATACTGATGATACAAATACAAAAGAAGAATCATTCAGTGAGCAAAATGATACAGTCACAATTAGAGCTTATCCATTTAATGATAAGGGACAAATTGCTGTTGAATTTGATACTGCTGTAAAAACTGCAACTGGATTAACAGAAGAAAAATTCTTTAATCAAGTTATCACATCCGATGAAGATCTAAAAAAAGTAATTGCAGGTGATTAGTGATGGATAAACAAGACATCAAGTTAACGGATGGCAGGGTCATAGAAATTCAAGTCAGCTTTTTAACTCTTTATTTGATTAAAAACAATAATCTTGATAAAGAAACAAAAGCTTTAAGAAGAATGACTGATAAATATGAAAAGATGGATGATAAATCATCTGTTGCTGCTAAAAAACTGCATGAAAAAATAGAAGATAAACAATTCTATATGGCTGCAAAAATGATTTATGTAATTTTACGATCTAATCGTGAAAAGGTTGAATTTGAAGATGCATTGGCATTATGCCCAATTGAACCAGATGCGATTGTAAATATAATCAAGCAGTTTGAAAATAAAATGGAAATTCTCAAAAAAAAAGACAATATGAAGAACTTTGTGAAGAGCAAGAAATAGATTTCACGATGAATCTTTATCTTGCTTTGACACAGCTTAATTTATCAGAAGATGATTTTTGGCATATGAGCCCAATTACTTTTGATGAATTATTAGAAACTCATGTTGAATTTGAAAGGAGTAAAATAGAACATGGCTGATGATCTAAAAAGAGTCGGTCTTGTGTTCAAGGCTGATGGAACAGCTGATTTTACAAAATCATTAAAAACAATCAACGCACTGGCTAGGGAAAACTACAGTGCTTTTTCTTTGGCTAAAAGTCAATGGGATAAATCAACATCATCATTGACAAAGCTAAAAGATACACAGTCATATTTGACAAAGCAAACAGAAACTTATTCATCAAAAGTTTATGCATTAAAAAGTCAACTAGAAGAACTTGAAAATGCAGAAAACAAAGATGAAAAGGCTATTGCCAATAAAAAGCAACAATTGAATAATGCAGAGTCAAGTTTGAATAAATATAAGAAACAACTTTATGAAGTAAACGCTGCTTTAGAAAGCGGTCAAGCTCAAATAGAAGAGTATGCTAAAAAGGTTGAAGCTTTTGGAAATAAGACAAAAGAAATAGGAAATGGATTAACTAAAAATGTTACTGCTCCTATTGCTGGATTAGAAGTTGCAGCTGTAAAAGTAGGTAGTGACTTTTCAGCAGGAATGAGTGAAGTATCTGCTGTTTCTGGAGCAACTGGAAAAGATTTAGAAGCTTTAAAAGATAAAGCAAAGGAAATGGGGGCATCCACTAAATTTAGTGCAAGTGAAGCTGCCGAAGCTATGAACTACATGGCAATGGCAGGATGGAACACGCAACAGATGATAGATGGATTGCCAGGTATCTTAAATCTTGCAGCTGCTTCTGGTGAAAGTCTTGCAAATACAAGTGATATCGTAACGGATGCATTAACTGCCTTTGGATTGAAAGCGGAAGATTCATCGCACTTTGCCGATGTTCTCGCAAAAACATCATCGAGCGCAAATACGAACGTTTCCTTGATGGGAGAAACATTTAAATATGTTGCTCCTCTTGCAGGAACATTAGGATTCAGCGTTGAAGATACTGCTCTTGCAGTTGGTTTGATGGCAAATGCTGGTATCAAGGGGTCTCAAGCAGGTACTGCATTGAAAACTGCTATTGCTAATTTAGCAAGTCCAACCGATTCAATGAAAGAACAGATGAAAAAATTAGGCATCTCAATTACTGATACGAATGGATCAGTAAAACCATTGATTACAATCCTAGAAGAATTAAGAACTAAATTTGGGAAATTAAGCAGTGCACAACAGTCAGCCGCTGCAAGTACGATTTTTGGAAAAGAATCGATGTCTGGAATGCTTGCAATCATCAATGCAAGTGACAGTGATTTCAATTCTTTATATGAAAATATCAAGAATGCAGATGGTGCTGCTAAAGATATGGCTGATACGATGCAAGATAACTTGCAAGGTGATTTGACTACGCTATCTTCTGCATTAGAAGGTGTAGGAATCAAAGTATCAGAAGTATTAGAACCAGCATTACGTGATATTGTAGAAGCAATTACTGATTTGTTTTCTTGGCTTAATGGCTTGGATGATGAAATAACTAATATCATTGTAATCATTGGAACTGTTGTAGCTGCAATTGGACCGTTATTGGTTGTTATTGGAACGCTTGCAGGACCAATATCCACCGCGATATCCTTGTTTGGAAAATTCAAATTGGCATTGTTTGGAGCATCTGAATCAGCAGGAGCAATAGGTACAGTAGTCAGTGCATTGAGCGGACCACTACTTGCAATCATTGCACTTGTTGTAGCAATAGTAGCTGCACTTGTTAACTTGTGGAATACAAACGAGGGATTTAGAAATGCAGTTGTCGATATTGTAACTCAAGTCATGTCGATACTACAAAATCTAGCGGTCGTTGTTCAACCGATATTTGATACATTGAAAATTGCACTTCTTGCAATCTGGCAAGAGGCATTAGTTCCCTTATGGGAAAATTTTCAAATTGTCATAGCGAACATCGTTACATTGATTTCATGGCTGTTCGATGGAATTAGTCCTATTATCAATGCAATTGTTTCATTGATAGAAATAATTGTTATTCCATTGATTCAAGGACTTTTGACAGTCATAGTTGGTTTTGTGACAAGTTCAGCGGGATTGTTAGGTTCATTTTTATCAAGTGTATCTGGAATAATCGATGCAGCAATTCAAGCTATTCGAGGATTGATATATTTCATTACTGGAGTATTTACAGGAGATTGGAGAAAAGCATGGGAAGGTGTCATTGATATCTTTGGTGCGATTTTCAATACGATAAGAAACGTATGTAGGGCACCAATCAATGCAGTTATAGGATGTTTGAATGGAGCAATCAGTGGAATCAATAAAATGATTGATGGATTGAATACGCTTCATTTTGATATTCCCGATTGGGTTCCTGCACTCGGTGGTAAGAGCTTTGGATTGAGCTTAAGTCATTTAGGAAAGATTCCGGCGCTCGCTACTGGTGGTAACTTATTAAAAGGAAGTGCCATCGTAGGAGAACGAGGTGCAGAGTTGTTGACTCAAATGGGAACTCAAACAAGAGTAACTCCATTAACTGATTCTGGTGGTTCTAATAAACAAGAATTGATTGATTATCAAAGACTTGCAGATGTCTTTGTAAATGCTCTTGTTAGAGCAGGATTGTCAATTAAACTAGATAGACGTGAACTAGGAAAGTTGATAAGAAGTGAGGTGTACTGATGAAAAAATACGATATTAGATATGTTGGTAACAAGGGGACAGTAGATTTAAATACTGCTCCTTATCTTATCAAAAATATCGAAACACTATTTGAAAGTGAAATTAGTTTCAATTCTATTTCTTATCAGC